TGCTCGATGTTCGAGAACGTCGCGCGTGACAGATCCCCGATCATGTGAGGCGGCACGCGGAACACGCCGGCGATCTCGGAGCGCTGGAACTGCCGCGTTTCGAGGAACTGCGAGTCGTCTGCCGACAGGGACAGGCGCTCGATTTTCATGCCCTCCTCGAGCAGCGCCGTGCTGCGTGCGTTGCCGCTGCCGCCATAGGCTTGATTCCATGAGGACTTCAAGCGCTCGGCCGCTTCCTTTGAGAGCTTCGCCGGGTGAGAAAGGACCACGCCCGGCGTGGCGTCGTTTCGGTAGAAGCGGCCGGCGTATTCCTGCGTCGCTATCGACACGCCGATCGTCTCGCGCGCGTCCTCGAGCACAGATCGGCCGGTGATCCCGTCGGCGGAGAGGCCGCGGACGTGCAGCATGTCCTCGGCCTGGATCACCCGCACGCCCTTGTCGGTGCGGAGCTGGTACTCCAGCGCCATGTCGGCGCGCTGCTTGACGACCACGCGGTCCGGGTGCAGCGGCACCAGCTCGGAGACGCGATCCGGTCCCACCCAGTTGATGTAGGCGTAAGCGTTGCCGCGCAGGCACAGGTGCGCCTGCATCAGCTCGCGGAACTCCATCGCGGTCATCCACGGGTTCGGCGTGTCGTGCAGCACCCGGTAGAGCGGGTGGGTGTCGGCGCGCTCCTTGCCGGTCGCCGTGCGCCGGTAGATGTGCAGCGGCAGCGACCCGACCGTCTCGGAGATGATCCGCACGCACGAGTAGACCGCGGCGACCCGCATCGCGGTGTAGTCGTTGACCGTCGCCCCGCTGCCGGACTGCATGCCGTCAAGGCGCTGCAGCAGCATGTCGAGCGTGGTCGCGCTTTTTCGGCGCGTGAATCGGTCGAGTAATCCCACTTTCACCTCTAGAGGGTCACGATGCCGCGCGACTCGTAGACGCTCGGCTCGGTCGCCATCAGGCTGGCGCGCGCGAATGCCATCAGCAGGCACACCATGCCGTCGATCTTGTCGGCGGATCGTTTCTTGTCTGGCGCCATGTTCATGTTCGCATCGCGCCGCGGCACCAGGTTCGCGGCGTTCCAGGTCAGCACCGGGTCGCCCCCGTGCCGCAGCTTGCCGGCGATGTATGCGCGCTCGAGCGCCTGCATGCCGGGCTGGTAGGAGCGCGCCCCCTGGATGAATTGCACCAGCGGGATCGACTCCGCGGCCAGGCGGTTCGTAAGGTCCGAGGCGTTCCAGTTGTCGTAGGCGACCTCGAGCGGCCGGAACCGCGCGCAGTCCGCCAGAATGTCGCGCTCGACTACCGAGTAGTCGGTCACGTCGCCATCCGTCTGCGTGATGTGACCGCTCGCCACCCAGTTCCGATACGGGACCGACCCGCGCTCGGTGCGTTGATGCACCGCCGCCTCCGGCACCCAGTAGCGGCCCCAGGTGTAGTAGGTGCCCTCGACTTCCCACAGCAGGCGCCACGCACTCAGGTCGCGCGTGCTGGCAAGGTCAAGCGCCGCCCAGCAGCGAGCGCCCTCGAGCTTGTCGAGGTCCACCTCGCCGCCGCACTTCTTCCAGCGCCGCAGGTCCACCCAGGCATCCGCCGACGCCGACGGTCGGTTCAGGCGCTTGATGCGGAACTCGGCCAGCGCGCCGGGCTGCGCTTTTGCTTCCTTCGCGTAGTCCCGCAGCTTCTCCAGGCTGACCGAGACCCCGAGCAGCGGGTTAGCCTTGACCCACTTGCTCTCGTCAAAGTCGTCGTCGCCGTCGTCGAGCGCGTAATAAACGGCCAGAAAATGGTCCGCCTCGACGATCCCCTCGAGCACCTGCCAGGCGAACTTGCGCACCTCCGGCCACGGACCGGGCGACTCGTAGCCCTCGGTCGTGGTGTACAGGAACAACGGCGACTTGCGAGCGCCGGCGGCGGACCGCAGCACGTCGAACAGGTCGCGCGTCTTGTGCGCGTGCAGCTCGTCGAAGCACAGCGCCGACGGGTTCAGCCCGTCCTGCGTGCTGGCCTTGGCATTGATCGGGCGGAACGTGCCGCCCACGTCGTAGCGGGCGATCGCATTCGCGAACGGCTCCAGGCTGAACGATTCCCGCAGCCCGGACAATTTCTCGACCATCCGCTTCGCGACGCCCCAGACGATCCGCGCCTGGTCGCCGGTCGTGGCGGCACTCAGCACCTGCGGCCCGACTTCGGGCTCGGTGCAAAACACATACAGCAGCACGCCGGCGGCCAGCGCGCTTTTCGCATTTTTTCGGGCTACGGCAAAAAGCGCCGTCGTGAACCGCCGCGACCCGTCGGCGTTGCGGAACCCGAACAGGTTCGCGATGAAGAACACCTGCGCCGGCTCTAGGCGGATCGTCGGGGTCTCCCACACACCCTCGACGTGCGGCAGCAGCTCGAGGAACGCGCAGGCTTTGTTCGCCTGCGTCGGCGACCACAGAAACGGCGGCCGCTTGCCCTGCGCCCGCTTCAGGTCGCCTATGAACCGCTTTGCGGCGAGGCGGACCCACTTGCCGTAACTGGCGCCCTTCTTGTCTGCGATCGCCTCCTCGGCGTATGCGATCGCGATCGAGACGTAATCGTCAGGCGTGCGTGTCCCCCCGTTCGCCGAACTGGTCGAACGGGTTGCCGCCTTTGCTTTCGCCACTGGTTCCCAGCTTCGTGCGCGCCTGCAGGGTCATGCCCATTTGGACAGCCCACTGGCGGAACGAGTCGTCTAGCTTTTTGAAATCCGGCGACGCCGGGTGTGTGGTCTTCAGCGCAGCCCAGAGGCGCGCCATCTGCGCGACACCGAGTCGTTCGGTCGCGGTGAGCGCCACCCTCGGCAGCGACTCGACCACTTCCCGCCAGGCTGCGATCTCAGGGCCCGTGAGGTGCTCCGGGGGCTCTGCGGACCACGGGCCTGCCCCTGGTGCGTCCTCGCGCTTGCGCTCAGGGTGGGCGCGGAACGAGCCGCGCAGCTCCAGCACTTTCGCCGGCGTGCGGGGTCGAGCCATGACAGAAACTCCAGGTCAACTTTGGGTTAGGGAAATGCAAAAAAACGACCCAACGCTCGGTCGTGAGCATGGGACGTCAGAGATTTGACACTCCCCTACCCTCTGCGGGGATGATCCGAAACCCCGTTGCGTTTAATGCGTCCATTGTCTGTTCGGACAAAAAGTCGGCATATTTGCCAACACCTGCCAACATTCTCGCGCGAGACCTTGACAGGCCGGCATGTCGAAGCATCCGCTCAAAATCCCGAACGGTTAAGCGCTGGCCGGGCTCGGCTGCCCTTTGCAACGTCGGCATAATCGCGCGAAAATGGATCTCTGCTTCGGTCGTCCGAAGCAATGGCTCAGCCGCCTCTTGTTGCCGTCTTTTAAGCCTTGCAAGCGTGTTTTGCGCTTGTTCTGCGCGCCGGACATCACGCAGCGCGGCAGCGTGCTCGTACCGATGGAATTCGCTGCATTGGCGCGCCATCCAATCGAGAATCTCGCGCCGCTCAATGGCGGCGATAAGGCTCGCTACAACGGGGTGGCCGCGCCTGTACCACTCCCCGCCAAGCAACGCCCCCGTATGTTGCCGCATCAGGGCGTGAATTCTTTTCTCCTGCCCCAACGAGCCGGGCGCAACGCATTGAAGGCTCAAAACGACTGGTGAGCCAGTCTGCAACTGAGCCAGCCGGCGCTTAGGGTCGGCGCTCGTGAACCCTATCTTCGCCCCGCCAAGGCTTGCGCTAAAGATGCAGTAAATCACGGCAACGGCCTCTTTTTGAAACCCTGATCGCGCGCAGTTCGCGCGCTGTGGCACGAATGACACAGCGGCCGCAGGTTCTCGGCTGCGTTGTTCCGACTGTTGCCGTCGATGTGATCGACGTCGGTCGCGAGTCGGATCAGGTCGCGCTCGGCGCAATGCCGGCACAACGGCTCGTTCGCCAGTGCGAACACCCGCACCCTCGTCCGCCAGTGGTGGCCGTAGCCCCGCTGAGTGCTCGAGGCGCGGTCTCGGTCGATGCGCTTGTGCTCGGCCGTCTTGTGCTGGACGCAGTAAGCGCCGACCTTGATCAGCGCCTTGCACCCAACCCGTCTACAGGGTCGAGGAGGCGAGACCGGCATCAGTCCTCGGACGTGCGCGGTGTGTTCAGCGCCACCAGGTGTCCCCAGCGCTTACCGTGGAGGCGCAGCATGACCATGCGACGCCGCTCGTGATCGCCGCGCAGATAGCCCTCGTGGCGCGTGTGCTCGCGAACGAACGAGGCCATCGCGCACAGCCCCTGCGTGTGCATGGGCAGGCCGTCACAGGCAGGCTCGCGGCATTCGTTGACGGGTCGCTTGCGAGCAGGCGGTAGCGGCTCGACGCCGACGGCCGGCAGGTGCGCCCTCACAGACCGAGCGCGAACACCGCGCGGCTGAAGAACAGGAACGCAGCCAGCGCGAGAACAAACAGCGCCACGCGGATCAGGTTGAAAGGGTTCCTCACTCGAACAGCGCCGCGATCGCAGCGATCAGCGCGGCCTCGTCGGATGTGTCGGGAAGGTCGAGCTGGTAGCTCGCAACGCGCGTACCGTGCGCGTCGTCCACGAACGCAAGCACGAACCAGCCGGCGACCGGCTCATAGGTGGCGGAACGGACGACGACGGTGATCATCAGGCCGCCGTGAAGCCCTGCGCGTTCACGTACACCGCAGCCGCAGTGGTGATGCAGGCGAAGTTGAGCGCGGTCGCGGCGGTCGTCCGCAGCGGGTTCCCGAACACGATCTCGCTCATCGGGGCGTTCGCGGGCAGATGTCCGCGCCAGATCACGGTCGCGCCGCCGTCCTTAAGAACGACCTCGGTCGCGGTCG